AAGGTATTCGAGTCGCTCCATTCGGCTAGGCATCAATACTCAAAGTTGTTTTGATGCGTATAGACGCATAGTTCCCCCAAAGGCCGAAATTCCGAAACCGGCCATATTACCACAGATATTTGGTGTGCGCTATGTTTGATTTGATCGTATCTAGAACATGGCCTTAATCACACGCGCTGAAGCTGCCCGAGCCATGGGTGTTACACCGGAAGCTGTATATGCAGCCGTAAAAGCAGGGCGACTTTCTGTTGTCACTGGTCGCGATGGCAAGCCGTTGGTCAACAGCGAAACCATGCGCGAAGAGTGGTCACGCAATACGCAGACCAGAATCGGCATGGGTCCGAAGCCTCCTGGTGAGGGCCGTACCAAGAAGCCACTACGAAGCAAGGAGGAGCGAATGAAGAGTAATGATGAGCCGAGGATTAGCAAAACAAGTGAAGCGATCCCTGATTATGACGAGTCCCGCGCCCGAACGGAGCACCTGAAGGCGGAGCTACTTGAGCTTGAACGTCAGCAAAAAGAAGGGCTGCTGGTTAAAGCTGAAGACGTAGAACACGAATGGGTTGAAATTATCACCCGCGCAAGAACGAAGCTATTGGGAATACCGACCAAGGCGAAACAGCGGATACCAGATTTGGATACAGATGCAATCGGTGTGCTGGATGATATTGTGCGTGAAGCCTTAGAAGACCTTGCTGTTGATCATGAGTAATCGCGAAAAGCTCAAAAAAGCTGCATTTTTGGCGTTTAAGCCGCCAAAGAAGATGACTTTAAGCGAATGGGCAGACACTTATGCGTATTTGAGTTCAGAGTCTAGTGCAGAAGGTGGTAGGTGGCACACGCTGCCTTACCAGAAGGGAATCATGGATGCGATCACCGATCCGAAGATCGAGCAGATCACGGTGATGAAATCTGCACGTGTTGGCTACTCGAAGATCTTGAATCACGTTGCGGCTTACCACGTGCATCAGGATCCGTGCCCGATCATGATTGTCCAGCCAACCATTGAGGACGCGCAGGGCTACTCGAAAGAAGAAATAGCGCCGATGCTGCGGGATACGCCATGTTTGCGTGGCTTGGTCAGTGAGGCGAAGTCCAAGGATGGCGCGAACACAATTTTGCAGAAGCAATTTCCTGGTGGGAGTCTCAGCTTGGTTGGCGCAAACAGTCCGCGTGGTTTTCGTCGTGTGAGTCGTCGCGTGGTGTTGTTCGACGAGGTGGATGGTTACCCACCTTCGGCTGGCACTGAAGGCGACCAGATCAAGCTGGGCATCAGGCGGACTGAGTATTACTGGAACCGAAAGATCGTGGCGGGATCAACGCCGACTGTGAAGGACTTCAGCCGTGTCGAGCGGATGTTTCAGCAGGGCGACCAGCGGCGGTATTTCGTGCCCTGCCCCGATTGTGGGCACATGCAGTATCTGAAGTGGGCAAACATCAAGTGGCGTGACAACGATCCCGATACCGCGAGCTATGCGTGCGAGGGATGCGGCGTGTGGATCCCAGCTGCGAAGAAGCGCTGGATGGTGGAACGCGGCGAGTGGCGGCCCACCGCGCCAGGCAATGGTAGGCATGTGTCGTTCCACATCTGGGCCGCGTATAGCTATAGCCCGAATGCGACGTGGCCGAATTTGGTTGAGGAATTCTTAGATGCGAAGAATGATGCGGAGCAGTTGAAGACATTCGTCAACACTGTGTTGGGGGAGACGTGGGAGGATGAGTATGCGTCGAAGGTTGGCGCGGATGCGTTGAGTGAACGTGCCGCCTCCGAGGAGTACCAGCAACGCCAGGTGCCGAGTAAAGCGCTGCTGCTGACGATTGGCTGCGACGTGCAGGACGATCGACTATCGCTGAGTGTGTGGGGCTGGGGACGTGAAGAGGAAGGGTGGTTGGTCGATCGGGTGAAGATTTACGGCGATCCAAGCCGCCCGGATGTGTGGAAGCAGTTGGACGAGATTCTGCAAGCACCGTACGAGGGCGATGGTGAGCGGAAGCTGACGCCGATGGTGACTGCGATCGACTCCGGCGGTCACCACACCGCCGAGGTGTATCAGTACGCGAGAGAGCGTCAGAACATGGGCGTGATCGCCATCAAGGGCATGGCGCAGAAGAACAAGCCACCGATCGGCAAGGCAAGCAAGGTGGATCTGAACGCAAAGGGCAAGACGCTGAAGAAAGGCGCTCAGGTGTTCCCGGTTGGATCGGACACGGTGAAATCACTGCTGTTCGGCAGGCTGAAGCACAACGATCCCGGCGCGGGGTACCTGCATTTCTATCCGACCGTTGGCGAGGATTATTTCCAGGAGCTGACAGCCGAGAAGCAGATCATGCGCTTCAGGAATGGCTTCCCGGAGAGGGTGTGGGTGAAAAAGAGCAGCGCACGGAACGAAGCGTTAGATGAATTGGTGTACGCATACGCAGCATTGAATCGTGTGTATCAGATGAAAGATCGCAGAACGCTATGGGATCAGTTGGAAAGGGCGCCAGAGGAACGGAAGGCGTCACGACAGGCCCTACCAGCGCGTTCGGGGAGGAGTTTCGTGAAGCAGTGGTAGGAGTTAGACTTCGGCGTATCAGGTGATATTTTCGTCGATGTCAATCCCACCCTCCATAACGAGTGGCGTGGATGCGGTGTGGACTGATGCCGAAACTGTTGATGTATTTGGCAATGCGGTTACGAGCGCAACGCACACGCTGACGTATTACTTCAGGTTGAACACGGCTGGCGAGGGTGTTACTGCAAGTGCGGTTGCGTATAACAGCGGCTGGAAGACTGTGTTGTCGGGTGCGGTGACCACCAACATGGACGCCAGTCCTAATTGGTATTTTCAGGCTGTTGCGACGGCTGTGAGCGACGGCGCGACGCTGGAGTACAGCCGTGGCCAGATCGAGGTGCAGCCATCGCTGGCCTATTCGGGCACGCCAAGCGCATTTGACGGGCGGACGCAGGCACAGCAGGACTTGGATGCAGTACAAGCTGCAATTCGCAAGCTGGTCAGCGGTGGCGCTGTTTCTGAGTACAGAATTGGCAATCGAAATCTGAAGCGGTATGAATTGTCTGAGTTGATCGAGCTTGAATCAAGGCTAAAGTCAATTGTGGCAAAGGAGAACAAGGCAAAGCTGATTGCTTCTGGCCTCGGCGATCCGCATAGCCTTTACGTTCGGTTCAACCAAAGCTGATGGGATTCCGTACAAGATTTCTGGCAAGGTTAGGTCTGCAGCAGATCCCGCGTCGCCGCCAGAAGCGAGGGTATGCCGGCGCGATGATTTCGCGCTTGACGAATGATTGGTTGTCATCACAAGCAAGCGCTGACGCTGAGATTCGCACCAGTTTGCGGAAGCTGCGTGACCGCAGCCGTGAGATGGTGCGGAACAACCCGTACGCCAAGCAGGCAAAGCGAACGACGCAGATCAACGTTGTCGGGTCGGGTATCAAGCTGCAGTCGCAAGTGCAGCAGGTGCGGACGCGGAAGCCGAATGAGCAGGCGAATCGGCTGATCGAAGAGAAGTGGAACGTGTGGTGCCGTGCGAAGCATTGCGATGTTGCTGGGCGGCACAGCTTCCACATGATGGAGTGGTTGGCTGTCGGTGCCTTGCCGGAGTCCGGTGAGGCGCTGTTCAGGATCATTCGTCGTCCGTTTGGCGGCAGTCGCGTGCCATTGGCGTTGGAGATGCTTGAAGCCGATGTGCTGGATGAGGAATATCAAGGTCCGACGCTCGCAAGAGAGAATGAGTGGCGGATGGGCGTCGAGGTTAATAGGTGGGGGCGGCCTGTGCGGTATGCGTTCCTGACGCGACACCCAGGCGATTACTGGTTCCAGTCTGCGCCGGAGCGTGAGGGCAAGCATATGTTCCTGCCTGCGGACGACGTGATTCATCTGTTCCTGCCTGAGCGCCCGAAGCAACATCGCGGTGTGCCGTGGTTCCATCCGGTGATGGCAGATGCGCATCAGCTGCAGGGCTATGAGGAAGCCGCTGTGATCCGTGCGCGTGCGGCGGCATCGATCATGGGTTTCGTTACCTCGCCCGATGGCGAACTTGATGGTGATGCGGTCGATGCGGATCAGCGAATCTCCGAATTTGAGCCAGGGATGTTTCGTTACCTGGGGCCTGGGGAGGGCGTAACGGTTCCGGACATCGGATCGCCGGATCAGCAGTTCGAGATGTTTGTGCGCAATAAGGTGCGCAGATTTGCAAGCGGTTTTGGCTGCAGCTACGAAACACTAAGTCGCGACTTTTCGGACACAAACTACAGCAGCAGTAGATTGAGTCTCTTGGAAGACCGAGAGCACTGGAAGGTGATTCAGTCTTACATGATTGAACACTTCCACATGCGAGTGTTCCGCGAATGGCTGGATCTAGCGGTACTGAGTGGCGAGTTGCCGTTTGAGGGTTATTACCTAAGGCCCGAGCGTTACGACACACCGCGTTGGATGGCGCGTGCTTGGGATTGGGTGGATCCATTGAAGGAGGCGAAGGCTTACCGTGAGATGGAGCAAGCGGGGTACATGACAAAATCGCAAATCGTTGCGAAGCTTGGTGGGGACTTCAACGACAACTTGACCCAGATCGCGCAAGAGCAACAAACAGCCGCCAGCCTTAATGTTGAGCTTGATCGCGACATCACGAAATCACCGATGGAGGTTGTTGAGTAATGCCTGCTATGCCGACTGAGGGTATGCGCGAGGAAGCTCGCCGTTACCGCGCATGGAAGGAAGAAGGTCGCAAGGGTGGCACTGATGTTGCTGCTCGCCGCGCTAGCCAGATCCTGTCAGGCGATGAGCTGAGTGATGACACCATCGTGACGATGAGCGCGTGGTTCGCCAGGCACGAGGTGGACAAGAAGGCTGAGGGGTTCAGCTCTGGCGAGGATGGATACCCGTCACCTGGCCGCGTTGCATGGGCCGCTTGGGGCGGTGATGCGGGCAAGAGCTGGGCTGATGCGCTGGTCGAGCGCATGGATCGAGCAATGGTGACGGGCGATGGTGATAGGCTGTATCCGAATGAGCACGCTGCTCGACTGCGTGACCCTGATCAGTATGACGAGTTTCGTCGCCGCAACGATGGCGGTGGTGACGGAGTGGACTTCATCTTTGGCATCAAGGAAGGCGAGGATGGCGCTGAGCTACAGGCGATCCGATTCCGGCTGTCGAAGTTCACTGCCGCTGAGGCGCGTGCATGGCTGGATGAGCGCGACTATGAGGTGATGGAGTTCGAGGAGGCGACTGGCGATCGGGCTAAGCCGGATGAGTTGAAGGTTGGCGATTTCGTTTCTTGGAATAGCTCGGGCGGTCGCGCTCGCGGCAAGATTGAGCGGATTGTGCGTGACGGCTCGATCGATGTACCTGACTCAAGCTTCAGCATTGAAGGCGGCGAGGATGATCCAGCTGCATTGATTCGCGTGTATCGGCAAGGCAACGATGGTTGGCAGGGGACTGACACTAGAGTTGGTCATAAATTCAGCACACTGACAAAGATCGAAGCACTACGCGAAATGGAAGAAGTCAACGTTCGCGACCTTGAGGGCGCGAAATTTAAGCGTGTTGAGGCTACGAAGTTCAACATGCTGGACGAACGGACAATCGAATTTCCGTTCAGTTCCGAATATCCAGTGGCTCGCTACTTCGGCAACGAAGTCTTGAGCCACGAAATGGAAGCTGCCAATCTTGAGCGGCTAAACGATGGCGCACCGCTGCTCTTCAATCACGATCCTGACCGCATTATCGGCGTTGTCGAACGCGCATGGATCAATGGTGAGAAAAAACGCGGTTATGTCAATGTGCGCTTCTCGCGCAACAAGCAAGCGCAAGAAGTGCTTGCAGATGTACGCGACGGCATTCTCCGTGGCGTTTCATTCGGCTACTCCATTGATAAGATGGAGGAACGCGAAAATGACTTCGTGGCGACCCGATGGTCACCTTTTGAAGTCAGTGTGGTCAGCATTCCAGCTGATCCCACTGTTGGTGTCGGACGTTCTCTGGATGATTCCGAGACCGAGCAAGCGGCCCCGGCCGCATCTCCTGCAAACACTATGACTGAACCCGTCATGGACAACACTCCTGACCTGGAGGTGATCCGGTCCGAGGCCGTTGAGGCCGAGCGTAACCGTGCCACCACCATCTCTCAAATCGGCGAGCGTCACAAGCTCCCCGAACTGGCTCGTGAACTGATCGACGGCGGTAAGTCGATTGATGAGGCGCGTGCTGCTTTCCTCGAAAAAATCGGCAAACAACCTGTGGAACATCGCATCGATGCCAACGATGTTGGCCTCTCCGACAAGGAGACCCGTCGATTCAGTTTTGTTCGCGCTCTGAACTACCTGGCCAACCAGGGTGATACTCAGGCCCGTCGTGAAGCTGAGTTTGAAATTGAAGTCGGCAAGGCCGCTGCTCAGAAGTATGAGCGCTCTTCCAACGGCATCGTGGTGCCGAACGAAGTGCTGCGTCGTGACCTGGTGGTCGGCACTCCTTCTGCCGGTGGCAACCTGGTTGAGGATCAGCTGCTGGCTGGATCGTTCATCGATCTGCTGCGCAACCGTCTCGCTCTGGCCCAGGCCGGCGTGACGATGCTGACCGGCCTGCAGGGCAACATCAGCATCCCGAGACAAACTTCCGCCTCGACTGCATACTGGGTCGGCGAAAATTCTTCCCCGCCCGAAAGCCAGCAGGCGATCGATCAGGTGAACATGACACCCAAGACCGTGGGTGCCTTTGTGGACTACAGCCGTCGTCTGCTGCTGCAGTCTTCGATCGATGTTGAGGGCATGATTCGGAACGATCTCACCCGTGTGATCGCGCTTGAAATTGACCGCGTTGGCATCTATGGCACCGGATCCAGCAATCAACCTCAAGGCCTGACGTTGACTACCGGCATCGGTAGTGGCGTGTCGCTGACCAGCTACGGAACCTTCGACGAGTACATCGCGATGGAGACCGAGGTTGCTGCAGCTAACGCTGACGCCGGCAGCCTGCGGTACATCATCAACGCTTCTGCTCGCGGTGCGCTGAAATCCACCGAAAAGGCATCGAATACTGCTCAGTTTGTGTTCGAGAACAACGAGATCAACGGCTACCCGGCGATCGTCTCGAATCAGCTGCAAGGCACCGATGCACTGTTCGGTGATTTTTCGATGATGGTCATGGGCATGTGGTCAGGACTCGATCTCACCGTGGATCCCTTTGCGGGCGCCACTGCTGGCACCGTTCGCGTGATTGCGCTGCAGGACATCGATCTTGCGGTCAAGCAGCCTGCTTCGTTCTCGTTTGCTAGCTGAATCTGATGTGGATTGAGATCACTCATGGTGTGATCGTCAACGGGGAGCCCACGAAAGCGGGCTCCATCGTTGAAGTTGATACATCCACTGCAATGCTGTTGATTGGCATGAGGCGAGCCGTGGAAACGGTGAAGCCTGAACCTGAGCCGGTGGAGGCACCGGCAGTTCAACCGACCAAGCCTGTGTCTCGTCGCGGGCGAACCAGTTCCTCTACTCCCAAAGACTGATGGCTATTCTTTCCACCGGCCTGGAGAAGCTTTCTCACTTCGCCCTGGCCCCGACCGCAAGCCGCAACAGCGCTCTTGACGGCACCGCTGTTGACCTGAACGACTACGAAGGTGACATTGTTGTCATTCTCGACGTTGAGAACGGCGGCACCTCCACCTTGGATGTCAAGATCCAATCCAGCGACACCTCTGGCGGCTCTTACGCCGATGTCACCAGCGTGTTCAACCTTGACGGCACAGAGCAAGCTTCTGCTGCTGTCGCGTTTGCGCAGGTCACTACTTCTGCCTCGAAGCAGTATCTGGTGTTCCCGAAGGGAGCTGCCAAGCGCTGGGTGAAGGCTGTGTCCACTACTGGTGGCCCCCATACCTACAGCATCAATGCTGTGGGTGCTAAGAAGTACGCCTGAGTTTGGCCACGGCTAGGCCCTTGCTTGGCGGCAGGGGCTTAACCATGTCGTGACTTCATTGGTAGAATGAGGCGTATTGATGTCGGCGAGCTATGAGCCTTCCACGAATCGGTGGCTTTTCAGCCCCGGCCACTGCTGATTTCGCAGATCTTGACTACGACGGTAGTGATCGGCTGATCACGATCACCTACAAGCAAGGCGGATCCGGCGGTGTCGTGGTTGGTGTATTGAATATCACCTATGTAAGTGCCAGTACACGCATAGACACCATCTACTGGAGCTGAAGAGATGGCTTATAAGTTCAATCCACTGCTCGGCATTGGCCTGGATGATGCCGGCGAAAGCGACATTTACGTGATCGCCTGCAGCACTGAAACGGCACCACTCAGCACCGGCACCGCTAAGGTCACTTTTCGGATGCCCGCTGCCGGCACGCTAACGGCAGTAAAGGCCACGGTTACGACCGCTCCGGGGGGCAGTGCGTTGATTGTTGACATCAACGAAGCTGGCACGTCAGTGCTTAGCACCAAGCTCAGCATTGACGATGGCGAGGAAACCAGCGCAACGGCAGCGACGCCAGCCGTGATCAGCGACAGCGCTCTGGCCGATGATGCCGAGATCACGATCGACATCGACCAAGTGGGCAGCAGCACCTCAGGCGCAGGGCTCAAGGTCTACCTCTACGTCACTCGGGGATGATCGCCATGAGCAGTACGCTGGCACCGTCATGAGCATTATTTACATCAACCTGTATCAGCTTAGGCCTGCCACTGACATATCCCTGTTAACGCAATCGGGCGGCAACCTGATCACGCAATCGGGTGACCTTATCGTTGGATCTGCCATTATCGTCTTTCTGCTAACGCAATCAAACGACAACCTGGTCACGCAATCGGGTGACCTTATGTTTGGCATGGCGCTATGATTGAGTCATAAGTAGCGCCCCAACAACCATGGCCAACATCAAGATCACTGATCTGACGGCGTATGGCAATCCGACCAGCACCGATGTCCTGCCGATTGTGGACGTTGGCGCGGATGTCACCAAAAAAGTCAGCATCGCCGATCTGTTTAAAAACGCAGCCTCCGGTACGGAATCACTGCCCGGCATTGCATTTGACGGCGATGCAATCACCGGCATTTACAGACCCAGCGCAAATCAGTTAGGGATTGCAACCGGCGGCTCTCAGGCGCTGTTGATTGATACAAGCGGGAATGTGACCGCCGCTGGTACATCTACTGCAGATAGCTTTATCCCAACAAGCAGTAGCGTGCCAACAAATGGCATGTATCTGTCTGCCACAAACAGCGTAGCCATCTCAACTAATGGCACCGGGAAATTGTTTGTTAATGCGGATGGAAGGGTTGGGGTTGGCACTCCGAGTCCTAGCGCGACATTTGAAGTCACTGGTGATGCAAAAATAGGCGACCCTTCTTATAAGGTCAGAATTGCAGCTAGTTCATCTACAGGAGTTATTGAATATCCTGCCGCAAGTTCGCGTAGTGTTCTCAGGACTCTAGGAGCCACACCGCTTGAGTTTGAAATCAATAGTATTCCTGTAGCCCGCATCGACAGCTCCGGCAGGCTCTTAATTGGCACGTCATCTCAGTCTGGCGGCTCTTTGCTTCAAGTGAACGATGATCGTATTAGAATTGCATCATCAAAAACACCTGCATCTGCATCTGATACTGGCACCGCCGGAGAAGTCTGCTGGGACTCCAGTTACATCTACGTTTGTACCGCAACTGACACATGGAAGCGAGCTGCACTGAGCACTTGGTAACGACCATGAGCACCACCTTTTCCTGGAACATCGCCAACCTCGAACGCTACACCGCTGACGGGCTGGTCTTCACGGTCCACTACACCGTGAACGCTGAAGACGGCACCTATTCCATTGGTGCGTACGGCAGCCTTGGGCTCGAAGCACCCGAGCCCGACAGCATGACCCCCTTCGATAGCCTCACCGAAGAGATCGTCGTTGGCTGGGTCAAGGGCAAGTTCGGTGACGAGAAGGTTGCCGAGATCGAGGCTGCGCTGCAATCGCAACTTGATGAAAAGCACGCGCCGACGAAAGCTGCAGGTTTGCCCTGGGTTTCATGAGCGTTCAACCCGGTCAGCACAACATCTCGCTGCAACGCAGGGCAGACTTTGATCTGCAGCTGCAGTTCAAGGATGCTGCCGGTGTTGGCATTGATCTGACCGGCTGGACTGCTTACGCGCAGGTGTGGGATCGTGGGATCAGCGATACCGTGACTTACATCTGTAGTAGCTTCTAGTTATGGTATTCACCGAAGACCTAAATCTGTTCTTAAGCACCGACGAGTTCGCTGTGCCGGTGACAGCTGGTAGCGTCTCAGGTAATGGCATTCTTGACATGCCATCGGAGGTTATTGCTGATGGTGTTGTGCTGACAACGGATTACAAGCTGACGTGTGAAGCATCGAAGTTTGGCGATCTCACTTACGGTGCTGGTGTCAATGTTGATGGCAATGCGTACACTGTTAGAAATGTTGCTCTGATTGACGATGGCGCATTTTGTGAAGTGATGCTGCAGCGGACCGCGACACCAAGCCAAGTTGCGAGCACGCCTGCATTGCTTGATGGCGATGGCGCTACGTCTGATAGCACGGTGATCATGGATGGTGGTGCGCCAGATACCGCTTACATTGATGGCAATGTTCTCGATGCAGGAGCGCCGTGACGACTTACACCAGGTTTAAGCTGCGAAATGGCACTGCTGCTGAATGGACCACAGCCAATCCGGTGCTGTTGGGGGGTGAGATCGGGGTGGAGACTGACACCCGCCGTTACAAGATCGGAGACGGCGCGACCGCATGGGCTGGCCTGAGCTACTACATCGACGGCGTGGCGATCCGTGGCCAGTGTTCAAGGATGACCGACGGCGCGATCGACATCACCACTCAAGGCACCTACGTCACCACCGGGCTGACCGCCACGTTGGATAGCAGCACCGCCTATGGCATGGTGCTTGGCACTGACGACGCATTCGGGCTCCGCAATACAAGCGGCGGCACGAAGTTGTTCAGGATCTACGGCAGCATGGATGCCACCGATGGCAACAACTCAACCCTGGGCGTGAAGCTGGCCAAGAATGGCACAGCGATCGATGAATCCGAATGCCGCGCCTTTACCGGCAGCGGTGCTCAGGAGGCCAAGCTGGTGACCTCCTGGATGGTCGAGCTGGATGATGGTGATGAGGTATCGCTGCTGATCGCCAACCACAGCAACACCACAGACATCACGCTGAAACGTGGTCGGGTGATCGCCGTTGAGGTGCGTGCCTGATCATGGCCACTAAGCGCGAACAGATTCTTGCTCAGATCGCGACGACACTCGCCGACACTTTCCTGTTAACGCAATCGGGCAACAACCTGATCACACAATCGGGCGACCTTATCGTTGGATCTGCCACTGCCGGCGTTGGTGGTCGGGTGTATCGATCGAGGGTGACGGCTGTGGCAAGGCCTGAAAGCCCGATGATCATCATCGAACCGGTCACAGATACGGCACAGCAATTCACGTCACTACCAAAGCTTGACTGGACGATGCGCGTGAGGATCGTCGTTGTGGTGCGCTCCGGCACGCCTGACACGGATGCTGATCCGATCATTGAATCGATGCACTCAAAGCTGATGGCAGACCTGACGCTTGGTGGTTACGCGATCGACGTACAACCTGTGCTAACAACATTCGAGTTTCTTGATGCAGATCAACCTGCAGGCGTATTCGCGAATGAATACGACATCAAGTATAGAACTGCAGTTGCAGACTTGACCACCGGGTAAGATTTAAGCAGAGGCAAGGACTACCATGATTGATGAGTACAGCGGTCAAGGTGGGTCGTATCTTCTCGATCCAGAAACCGGTAAACGCACTCTGATCAAGCGCACACTTCCCGCCGACACCCAAGACAACAATGGCACTTCTTCTTCGGAAACGACTGATTCTGATCGAGACGGAATCAGTGTACGGAACCGATCCGACTCCCGATGGAACGGACGCGGTTTTGGTGAGGGATCTGAATATCACTCCTCTGCAGAGTGATGTTGTTAGCCGCGATTTGATCCGCCCTTACTTGGGTGCATCGGAGCAGCTCCTCGCCAACACTCGTGTTGAATGCACCTTCAGTGTCGAGCTGGCTGGGTCCGGCGCTGCTGGTACTGCTCCCCAGTACGGCAAGGCTCTTCAGGCTTGCGGCCTGAGCGAAACCGTTTCTGCTGGTGCAAGCGTCACCTACGCACCGGTCTCCAGCAGCTTCGGCTCTGTGACCATCCATTACAACATCGATGGCGTGCGTCACAAGGTCACCGGCTGCCGTGGCACTTTCACCATCAACGCGAATGTGGGTGAGATCCCTACGATCGACTTCACCTTCACCGGTATTTACAACACTCCCGACGACTCGGCACTGCCGAGCGTGACCTACGCCAACCAAGCCACGCCGCTGGTGTTCAAGGAGGGTAACACTGATACGTTTGCACTGCTGTCCTACTCCGGGTGTCTGCAGTCGATGACGTTCGACATTGGTAACACGCTGGTGTATCGCGAGCTGATCGGTTGCACCAAAGAGGTGCTCCTGACCGATCGCTCTGCGGCCGGCACTGTGGTGATGGAAGCTGTCGCAATCAGCACGAAGGACTATTTCACCGCTGCGCTCAACGATCAAGCGTTGGGCAACCTGACGTTCCAGCACGGCACCACTGCAGGCAACATCGTTGATTTCGCTTCCACCCGGATCGACATCGGTGATGTGTCCTACAGCGACCAGGATGGCATCGCGATGCTGAACATCCCTTATACCGCGATCCCGTCCACCGCTGGTAACGATGAGTTCAGCCTGGTCTACACCTGATCGAAGGCTGGCGCCGAGAGGGGGGGCCGCGTTGCGGTCCCTTTTTTAATGCGGTATAGTTTGCAAGAGTCTGTTTTCACTCATGGCTTTTATTCGCAAGAAGATTAAGACCTTTAAGTGGCCTGTGACCATTGAAGAGCCTGCTGATGGCGGTGTGTTTGAAGAGTCTACGTTTGATGCGATTTTCAAGCGTGTGCCTCGTTCTGAGTTTCAGAAGCTTGCTGATAAGGGCGACCTTGAGCTGCTCAAGGCTGTGTTGACTGGATGGGAAGGCATCGATGATGAGGATGGCAAGCCTGTGCCGTTCTCGCAGGCGACAATGAAAGAATTCTCTGACGATCCTTATTGGATCCGTGGCGTGCTCAAGGCTTACACCGAGACCTTCGAGGGCGCCCGTCTGGGAAACTGAAAGGCGCCGTCGAGTATTGGTGCAAAGGCGGCAAAAGGGTAGAAGACAACACTGCTGATGACGCTGCGGCATTCGGTCTGAAGCCGCAGCGCAAGCAGGCTGCACCAGTTGAGCAGCATTACGAAGTGTGGGAGGAAAACTGGGAATCGTTGATGATGTTCCTGCGAATGCAAACGCAGTGGAACGTCACGATGGGCGGCTACGTCGGCTTAAAGTACGAGGTGCTGCTCGGGGCGGGCGGCCTGATGTCGCTGTATGATGTAGATAATCCACGCGAGCTGCTTGAGGACATCCAGACGATGGAAGCAGTCGCGCTCGCAGAACTGAACAAGAAAGATGGCAAGTAAGACTGTTCAGCCTATTGCTATTGAGCTTGGCATTAAGGGTGGCGAAAAGCTTGCCGCCCTTAACAGGTCTTTCCGTGACTTATCTAAACAGGTAAAGCTGTCTGACGCAGATATAACTCAGGCCACAAAAGATATAATCGATTTTGCTACCAAAGCTGGCAACAGCGAAGCGACGATCAAGGGCCAGATTAAGGCGTTTGAGGGGCTGCGAGAGCAGGCAGCGCTTGGCGGGAAGACGTACGCCGAGCTGACTCAGGAGATCTCCAAGCTTCAGTCAACCCTTCGTGGGTCGTCTGACGCTGTTGAACGCGAAAGGTCAAATCTTGTAAAGCTAGGGTCTGCCTCGAAGAACAGCGCAAAAGACTTGCAGTATGTAATCGGTCAGCTTGAAAAATTAAAGTCAAAGGTAAGGGAAGATTCGGCTGCGTTTTTGCAGCTTGGCAAGGACATTAAAAACCTGAACGTCAACCTGAAAGAGGTGGAGATTAGCGCTGGTAAGGCGCGTTTTGCTATAAACACAATTCTTTCTGCCAAGCCGGAGAAGATTACCGGGCAGATCGAGAAACTTAGCGCTGCTATTGCCAGCGGGACTCTTGAGGCGGAAGACCTAAACATAGCCTTACGCAAGCTTGAGCTACTAAGGGTTGGCGCTGGAAGAGGGCCAGTCGCCTTCCGGGCGGACGTGTTCTCCTCTCAGCTTGGCGTTGATTACTTTGCTCGACTGAGAAAAGAGTATGACAATCTTGAGAAAACTCAGGCTGCTATTTCGCAGAGAATCTCTGAGGTAAACACAGAACTTCAAAACGTAAGCGGGTATGAGCGTCGCCGTAGTCTTACGCTTGAACTTATCCGCCTTAATAAGGAGCTTCAGCAATCAATCGTTAACGTAACAACACGTGAGCAGTTTCAGGCGATTGCAATTCGCCAGCGAATGGGCAGCGCTCGCGAATCGTATGCCGCTTCTGGGTTCGGCGCATTTTCCGCAGAAATTCGTCAGCGCACTGCGGGCGGTGAGTTTACGCCTGGAATGCAGCGGGCTAGAGAAAGGGCAAGGAATGAAATTATCAACGAAGAGGCTGTAAGAGCGACCACTGACATTTTTGACACCTGGGAGCAGGCATACGGTCGCATTGAAGACGCGGCTCGTGGCCATAAAACCGAGATGGCTCGGATTCAGGCTGCGCAAGGTCAACTGCTTATTGAAAAGCAAGATCGCATTAACGATAAACTTCTCAGGTCAAATCAAGCGGCTTATGACAAAGAAGTTGCAGAGTTTGACGCAAGATTGAATCGCATAGAAAAGCTCAAGAGCGGGGAATTTGCATCAAGGCAGGCTTTGGGATTGGGAGGTGGAGAGCTTTCTTCTTTGTACGGCAACATCGTTGGCATTGGAACTTCTTACGCTCGTGGCCAGCAGGAGATGATGGGTCGCTCGCCGATCCAAGTATTCAATGATATTACCTCAACTTTTAACAGGGATCTGCGTCGCTCAGGAGATGCTCGGATCGAAGCTGAGCGTCAGTTACGTGACAATCTTGTAAGAGAATTTGGTGCTGGATCGCAAAAACTTAAAGCAGCGCTTGAAAGAATCCCAATGGGTCAAATGACCACAGCGCAACTCCCTGGCGCTGGTGAGGATCTGTCTGCGTATGTCAGAAGGATTGAAACTAGCACTCGCGGACTTGAGGGTGTTCTGACTGGTTTTGGCAAGAAGACAACGAATGAATTGCGTCAAGCCAGGCAATCGTTTGTTCTTTTCAGGGATGAGCTTGATCCAACGACGGCATCTTTTGAGAGGCTGGAGAGGGAGGCGGTCGCTTCGATCTCAAGGATCGACAAAGAGCTTGAGAAGAGGCAGATGGGCCGCCGCCGTGGCATGTCCCCAATGCAGATGACCCAAGCTGCGGGTGCTGCTATTTCGGGTGGCATTTTCGGTGGCCCTGAAGGTTTCTTGGGTGGCGCGATTGGTGCTATTGGCGGCGTTGGCGGTGCGTTTGCTGGTGCTGCGATTGGTGCGCAGGTTGGCGGCCTGAGGCGGCAGCTTGGTGAGTTTGCCGATTATGCTGCTGGGATTCAGAAATTGCAGATCGCGCTTCGCGGCGTCGCTGGATCTCAGAGTGAATTCAATCGCGCAATGGCAGCGGCATCAAGCGTTACAAAAGAATTAAACGTTCCCCAAGATGTCGCCATCCAAGGAATGACTCGCCTGACCGCTGCCGTCAAAGGCGCTGGTGGCGGTGTTGCTGATGCAGAGCTTGCGTTTAAGAATATCAACTCTGCAATTATTGCAACTGGTGGCGGGGCTGAACAAGTTGAAGGTGCCGTAACTGCATTGGTGCAAATCTTCAGTAAAGGCAAGGTCTCTGCAGAAGAGATCAATCAAATCGCTGAGAGATTGCCTGGTACGTTCAACAAAATTGCAGAAGCGTCAGGAAGGACTGGGCCTGAGCTTGCAAAAGCCTTGCAGGATGGCAAGGTTGGGCTGAATGATTTGATGAAGTTTTTGGTTCGGCTTGGCGGCGACTACAGTTCATTGGCTGAAAAAATTGCGCAATCATCCGAATCAGCGGGGGCAAGACTTCAGGTTGCATATGACAAAATGCGGCAAGAGGTTGGCAAGGCGTTACAGCCTATTGGTGCAGAATTTCAGGCTGCTTTTGCTGAATTTATTCAAGATATAACTCCAGAGCTTGTGAGTGCTGCAAAAGCCGTGGGTGATGGCTTGAGGCTCATTATTCAGAACAGGGAAGCTATAACTGTTGCAGCATCTTTTGCCCTCAAGCTAGCCGCAGTCAATCTTGCATTAAAAGCTTTCTCCGCTTTTAACGGGCCGGTTTCCGCTATGTTTACGCTTCTCAGGACCGGCTTCAAGGCGACATCACAACAAGCAGCACTAGCGCAAACAAAACTGGCAGCATTTGGCAAAACTGTCAAAGCATTGGCCGTATCCCTTGCTGCGCCTATTGTTATTACCTTTGCTGTTGTCGGCGCTGAAATGGTTATTGCATATTTTAATAGAATCAAAAAAGCCAGGGCTGACCTAGAGGCAACCGCCAAAAAGCCTCAAGGTGAAGTGTTTTTCAGGTCCATCGGGGGGACAGCGGCAACAAAGCAAACCCTGCAAAGTAATATAAACGACATAACGAAGAATCTTGACATACTTCGAGATCGTGTTAAGTCCACGAAAAAAGAGCTTCAAAGTCTTGAAGACACCGCTCGCACGACCTATGGCGGCGGTGGCGGTGGTTTGCCGGTCGAGGGTGTCACTGACAGGTCTCGCGAAGACCTAAAAGCTCGACTAAAGGCGGATGAAGCGGAAATAGAAAGACTTAAGTTAAATTACAAAACGTTAATTGATAGGTACATTGCAGCTCCTGACGCCGCTGCAGGAACGACTAATTTTCCGGACCCTATCACCGAGGAAAAAGGCGGAGCCGGGGCCGCCCGCGATGCAGAACGCCGCGCTGAAGAGATCGCAAGGTTGAAGCGTGCATTGGCTTTGGGCGAAGCAAAAGGGCGCATCTTCGAGATCGAAGAGCGGATAAAAGCGACAGGTATTGCGATTGTTGATGCTCAAAATCAAAACAACTTTGCTGCGCTGAGGCAGCTTCAAGAACTCGGAAGGTCTTTGGAGTATGAAAAGAAAAGAGCTGAAATTGTCACACAGTACAATGCAAAAATGCGAGAAATTAGAGAAACCTCGGACGGAGAGATTCGTGACTTAAAAGAAAGGCTGGCATCTCAGGAAAGAAGTCTTGCCTTGCAAAGGGTTGAGGTTGAGCTGAATGCTCAAAACATTGCCGCACAGCAGCAGTTGACTCAGCTCAAAAAGGAGCAAAGCAAAACATTCGAGCAGCAGTTCACAGATCGCCAGCGCGAGCTTGGTCTTATTTCTGAGCCTCAGTACAATAAAATTCTGATGGCTCGTGAGCGCGAAAGGCTTGCTGGCATTGAAGGGTTGACTCCAGAGCAGCCTCAACGTGGACTCGATCTCTACCGCCAAGAAATCGACCCAACGACGTTCGAGAAAGTGCAGCAAAACATTGCGCAGCTCAAAAAAGAGCTGGGAGAGCTGGTGAAGCCAGCAAATCAGATCACCAGCGCGGCCACCGCAATCGGCGACGCATTCTCGCAGTCGTTTGTGGATGCGATCAGTGGCTCGAAGACCGCGAAGGAGGCATTGGCTGACTTCTTCAGCAGCGTTGGGAGCTACTTCCTTGATATGGCCAAGCAGATCATCGCAAAAATGATTCAGATTGCGATTCTGAATGCGGTGGTTGGACTGCTCCCTGGGGGCAGCGGCGGCAGCCCTGCTAAGACTGGTCCAGTTGGACCCATTCAATCGGGAGAAACCTTCAACCTGCCTGGCAAAATCACAACAAGTACGTTTGCTGCTGCCAACGGCGCTTACTTCGACGGTGGCACTTCGCACTTCGCCAATGGCGGCATCGTCACCCGTCCCACCTTCTTCAAGTATGCAAACGGCGGCACCATGCAAAATGGCCTCATGGGCGAGGCCGGTCCCGAGGCGATCATGCCCCTCAAGCGGGGCGCCGACGGCAAGCTCGGTGTGCAGGTGGCTGACAACAGAGCATTCCTTGACTCTATTGACACCGAGAATGGCGAAGCGGCTTCTGACGACAGCGAAGCTGAGCGTGAAGCGACAGATGCGACACGAGCTGCAATACGTGAAAGCGAGCGCATCCAAGAGAATAGAATGCAAATCATGTCGCAACAGAAAGAATTTGACCGGCGTTACGAACGCGAGCGTATTGAGCAAATGGCATCAACACCCGGCAAGCTCGACATCAAGTACGAATCGCAGGTGATCAATAACGTGGAATATGTCACCCGCGAACAGGCTGAGCGCATGGCGGCACAATCCGCACTACGTGGGCGTGAGCTTGCAATCGGGGCGCTGCAGAATAGTGTCAAAACTCGCAAACGGGTCGGCATCTGATGTCAGTCGCAACTGTCAACTATTTGCAGTTCAGAGAGCGTGATACGTTCGCTACACGTAGCCCGTTGTGGCAAAACTTCTTCGTTGATCGCCCTGCTGACTTCTTGCCTTTTGGTTACGGACAGGGCGCAGGGCAAACAGCAGGCGAGCGTTCAGAAGCAAACCTCGTCACTCCTGTTAATGCCATCTCATTGAACTACGCTAAAGAAGCGGCAGACAATCGGTACATCGCAGAGGTAACAACTAAAGAAGTCAACATCAGCTCACTGGCAGAAGCCGCCACAATTTCCCGAGAGCTATGGGTCGTCGGTAGTTTCAGCCACGATCAAGAGATGCTCACCTTCGTACTGCGTGGCCCCGGTGATGCAACACGACGCGGCCCTGGCCGTTTCCTGTCGCGTTCACTTGTGGGGCGCGTTCCAAGTTCAGGTACATTGGTGGTCTCATGAATTGGCATCGCTGGATTGGTAAACCTCATGTCACCGGAGCTGATCCGGTTTGCGATGAAGGTTGCGACTGCCTTTTGATGGTGACGCGCATCCGCGAGCACTTAGGACTACCAGCGCCTGACGCAATCGATACGGCAACCTTGATTCTCTTATCTCAATCGGAAGCGTTCTCCGAAATACACAAGCTGATCCTGCCGCATCTGGTGCCAGTGCAGACTCCACACAATGGTGCGTTTACAGTGTTTGAGACACCAGATAAAATGGGTACAGCAGTGATGATCGATGATGGCTTGCTGCACGTAAGCCACAAACGCGGCGTCCGCTGGATGCCTGGGAATATGCTCCGTAAATTTGACTGGTACGACTGGAAATGAGCGCACCACTTCTACCTCAGGATCGCTACATCGCTGAGCTACTTGGGCTCACCGAGGAGGAGATGCGTTGGTACAAGGCGGAAGTGCAACGCCGCGCCATGGAAGGCCCGCAGCCTGCTGTTGTGGCTGGCCTCGAAACTGCAACGATTATCGCCATCGCCAACCTTGTCATAGGCGTTGGCCTCACCGTGGTGTCGCTGCTTTTGGCCCCACGCCCACCGCAGCAACGCGAACGCGGTGAGCTCACGACACGCCAACAGCAAGGCGAAACGCTACGTGTGCCAAGCGCCTTTGCCCCCACCTATGGCTTCGAGGCGGCTCAAGATGTTGCCCCTCTTGGCGATCCGATTCCGCTGGTTTACGCCAAGCGTGAGTTCTTGAACGGCCAGTGGTATGGCGGTGTTCGCATCAACACTCCGTTGCTGTGGAGTCAGATCTGGTCACTAGGCGGTAGCCAGATGCTTCGTGCTGTGTTCTTGGTGGGCGAGGGTAGCGTCGGCGCCATCCATCCGCACAGCTTCGCCATTGGCAACAATACGCTTAGTGCGTATTCCTTCGAGGGCGACCTGCAGCGCATTGCCGTTTACAGCGTGTCCGACGGTGGCCGCATGGCCATCGGGAACTACCTGTCGGGCTCCCGCAATGACATCGGAGCGAGGGGCACCTATGGGGCTGACATCTTCCAGGTGGAAACCACACCAGGCGTTGTTGCGCCTTGGTTCTGCGGCGCGTACAAGCCAAGCACATCTACCAGTTTTGGCCTTTATTCGCCTATTGCTAATGGACTCGGGTATCGGGTCAATCCTCGCATCCGTCCACTGAGGATACTGCAAATCAGAAGCAATGAGTATAAAGCAGACGACGATGCACAGGCAACAGCAGAAGCCTGGAAGTACAAGTATTGCTACAGCAGTAAATCTGGGATTATCGCTACGAGTAAAGGCAGCACGCCTGGTGCCATTGTTTCATTGGCTGTAGGCGATACTTTTACCTACATGCTTAGCCAAAAATCTGACGGTGTATTTGACGGAACAGTTAATCCTGAAATTGTTGTTGACTCGGAAAACAGCGATAACGAAAACGGCTCAATGGATGGCCAAGAAACATTGATTGCAGTGGGGCAAGCCGTTTCTGGAAGGCAGAAGCAATATGACTCGGCGCTGCAAGAAGGAGAGCTTTACAAAGCTGGGTCGTGTTTAGCAGTATTGATTCAACGCGATCCTTTGTTTAGCAGTGAAGCGGATTATTCGCTTAGTGCGCTAGAGGGCATCTCAACATCGCCGGATACTGAACCTGTAACGTTAGGACAAGACGCATTTTTTACATTCCGCGTGGTGCGTTCTGGCCAAGTTGGCGTCGCTGGTTACGACCTCACGGATACAAGATTTTTTGACACAGTTGGCGAGGATTCAATTCGCCCAGCTGAAAACGTCGCATCTAATCCGTCTACTCCCTGGAAGTTTCAAACCGTAGGATTAAACTACGCTGATGGAGAAATTGGCGAACGATATTACACAGCATCGGCATTTCCGCAGATCTTCCGTTGTGCATTAGGAAACGTTAGCATCAACAGGAGAACCCGGTATTTTGAAGTTGGCATTCGCAGCACTGTTGCGATGCAAATTCAGGGACTGTGCAATTTTGCTGATGTCCCAAATGACAAGAAAGAGTTTACCGGTTCGGGAGCAGCCACTGCGGTGACCCTTGTGCCAGGCCCGTTTAATCCAACCAACGACATCAGCGGTCTTGCGGATGGTACTTATGGCCCGATGCTGGTGTTTCCAGAAAGCACCTCAGGAAAGCGTATGCAAATCACAGTAGTTGTCAGCGGCGGGACAATCGCAAGTGTAACAATTAACGATGGCGGATCTGGCTATGAAGTTAATGATGTGGTTGTTAATGCTAATTTATTAGAAGAGGAGATCGAGGTAGCGAGGTGGATTTATCTCAGGATCGACGCTGTTGACACAGCTGTAATGACGTCTAGCACGGTCTCAGGCTACGAATCGATTAACTGGAAGGCTGCTGATGGCCTTGCCGGTAAAAGCGTTTCGGATAATTTAACAAATACAATTTTTAGCTCTGGCACGGTCACTACACCAGAAAAACGTTATAGCTTTTTCCGGGTTGCTCTGCGCTCAGACCCAGCAAATTCTGTTGATTTTGTCAACATGAGCAACTATGTTTTTGCGGTATCTGGCGCGAAAGAAACACCGTCGTTTAATTTTATCCGTTTTGCGATGAAGGGAGACGCATCATGGGAAGTGCGGATCGAGCCAGTCTCAAGCTGGGAAATCAGGAACCTGTCTTGGCGAGTTATTGAATTACAAGCCGATAACCTCGTCACCTCCTCATTGTTATCGCTTGGTTTTGCTGATGGAATCGCTTATGTAAAAGGACGGTACATTGATTTACTTGATTCCGATCAAGTATTTGAAATACAAAGTCTTCGCCCCAAGCAAGAAATTGGCATTAGCTGGACGGAGGGTGATTACACTTCTGATACAGATGGCACGTATCTGGACCGTTATGCACGAGCAGCTGAGTTTTTTGTGTATGACGAAATCACTACGTCATGCTCCTCAGGGCCAGAACATGAAATTGCATACATCAACGTTATTCAACCCAATGCGTTTACGCCGCAATACGATAACTTGTGCCTAATTGGCATGAACGTAAGGGCAAGCCGCGAGTGGTCGCAGTTTTCTCAGTTATCGGCTTACATCACCGAAGGCAAGCAAATCCAAAGACTGCTTGGCGGCTTCGGTGCCACGCATTTGTTCCCTGAAATTTTGTATGACTTCATGCTGAACAAGCGCTACGGACTCGGTAACGAGATTAGTGCTGAACAGATTGACATTGCATCTTTCACGGCTGCAGCGCAATTCTGTCAAGATAACCGCTTCTTCTATGACGGGCCAAAGATCAATAACACCAACTGGCGTCAATGGGCTGCAGACACAGCTGCAACGCACTGCCTGTTGCTGATTGAACGTGGAGGCATCTTCTACCTTGACCAAGCCATCCCCGAGAAGCCGGAAATTCGAGGGCTGTTCACGGCGGGCAACTGCATAAACATGGAGCTAACGATGGCTGATGCCGAGCAACGCCAGCCGATTTCCATGTCGGTCAAATACAGGACAGAACGTTACGGCGGCAACGCACCATCTGAAAGCGTCAACCCCAGCTATGGCTTGTTCCCAGAGCCGAAAGAGCGCATTGTCTACCACAAGGACTGGGGGCAAGGCGTCACCGAAAGCCTTGACATGTCGGAATACTGCACAAGCGAGCAACATGCCCTCAAGGCTGCGCGGTTCATCATTGGCGCCAGACGACTTGCGGATCACACAGTAAAGATCAGCACAACCTACGAAGCGCTGACAAGCTCCATCGCTCCTGGAGATTTCATCAAGGTGGCACTGGACTACACGCATTACAACCAATTCATCAATGGCGCGGTTACGGGCGATGGGCAACTGGTGTCATCGACAAGCCTCAGCGATGGAAATCATGAAATCGTTTACTGGACTGGCGACAAGGATGTTGAGGTGACGGAAGGCACGCTGACCGTAAGCGATAGTGGCAAAACTGCTAGCCCTGCAGGCGTAGTGTTCACCGTTAAGACATCCGAGATCCTTACCCGTACTTATCGCATCGATTCAATTACACCAAGCGAGGATGGCTACGAAATTGAGGCCGTTCATGCTCCATTGCTTAACGATGGCACGTTGCAGCTTTACGCTGAGTGGAGCAACGACGACTACTGGGTGGAGACCTGAACATGGCCGCACTACCTGCGTTAACGCCAACCGCAATGGACTTCACAGCACCGGAGTTCCCAGTCAAGTCCAACACTTCGCTTAGTGGCGTGGTGTCACGTCGTATTTTTGGCAGCCGTGGATCGCGGTCCACGCTGCAGCTTAGTTTTGACAACATCGCCGATGCCTCCGCTGTTCAGTTCCTTGATGCTTGGAACGCATCACGCGGGCAACTCGACGCCGTAACGATTCCCAGCGCGGTATTTGATGGAGCCAGTGCTGCGCTTGTGTCCTATGTTTCAGATGGCGGTGACGGCTTGATCTGGCATTTCGCTGCGCCACCCCAAGTCCAGCGTGTCAAACCTGGCATCAGCAGTGTCCGCATCAGCCTTGAAGCCACACGTGACTTCTAGCTATGATGCTCATAGGTTGGAGTGATTCGTGGCCGTCCTTACTGGAAAAAATGGCGCCTTGCGTTGGAATGGCAGTACAATCGGCAAGGTCCGATCATGGTCGCTGAGCGTCAATCGGGACGCACTGGAAACGACTGATCTCGGAAGTTACGATCGAACGTACACTACCGGCCTGCGCGGAGTGACTGGCACTGCTGATTTAATGTATGATCCAACAGAAGGGGGCGCGGTCGAATTATTGAACAGCATTTTTAGCAACAGCTCTGACGCTTCTCGGTCAGTTGAATTTGTACTAGATTCGGCAGGTGGCAAAACATTTAGTTGTAACGCATTTTTGACAGCAGCATCACCTAGCGTGAGCGTTGCGGATATTCAAGTTTGCTCTATATCGTTCCAGATCTCTGATTCTATTAGCGGTGGCTTCTAGTCATGGCCGTTCTTGGCACAAATGGGATTGTCAGATTTAGGCGCGATGCGCCTAGCCCAATAATTCTCCCCCAATCCAGCTCCAGGGCTGATATTGATGTCATTTTAGTCAATAGTCAAGAGTTTTGGAATGGCGATGAAGTCAGGCTGCTGTCGCCCAACGGCCTGCCGTTTTCAGTAGACACCCTACCCGGAGGCGTTGGCTGCTACTTTGGCTCGTACTGGGATCTTGGCCCGAACAGAATTCACGTAACATCAAATGACGACGAATACTATACCGGCATTACAACTTTTTTAGTCACACAGTCCGACGATACTTTAACAACCCAAAGCGGTGACTCTATCAGCTTTATTGACGACACTACAACCTACTTTTACAACCGTGGCACTCCGGTCAATAGCGCAACATACTACGTTTATAGAGACAGGCTGGATCGGATCAGCTTTTATGATTCGCGAGCTAAAGCGCTGAAAGGTGCGGCTGCTGACAGGGTGGACATCAAGCAGCTTGATTTTGGATACATTGTAATGTCTGCCGCTGGGACAGAAGAGTACGACAATGCGATCGCAGAGTGCGTAGCAGCCGCTGGCGAATATCGCCTTAGCGACGTCACCGACGAGGTAACGTTAGAGAGCATTTGCGATTTCCCTCCGCTATATCTTCAGCCGGTCGCTGGCAACACGGAATACGATGATGCTGAGCTTGCGCCTCGCCACTGGGTCAATGGCTTTCCATGGGTCATTCAAGGCTGTATTGCGGAGTGGAGCATCAACCTGGACGCTGCAGGGATTAGCACGACGGCGGTTGGGGATAAGTTTGGTGAAAACGTAAAATCGATAATTAGTGGGGGCGGTACGTTTGACTTTGATGTTGACAGGAGATCGAGCGATGACAGCTATGATGCTACCGCTTTAATGCAACTACTTTTGTTGACAGAAAAAGGATGCAAGGCAGAAGCGGAATTTTACATGATTTACGGCAGAGAGGAAAACGCCGCTCAGCCGCAGCTTCTGCCTGGTGACTTGTTTTACGAGTGCGACATATTGATAACCAACAGTGCTGTCAACACCAGGGCAGGGGAAATCATTGTCGGAACCGCGAATTTTGTCACGACAGGGCCGATTGAGCTTAGAATGGGCACATAAGCTTGTTCTGTTCAGGGGACTGACGTGGCGGCAATCCTGCTTCCCGGCGAAACGGGATCCATCAACGACCTGAACATCACCCAGGCCGACTTCCGCGAACAGATCGCCGCCATCGCAGTTGCCGCCCGTCGCTACGTGGGTGGCACCAGTCAGGGCGTATCCACGACCTGTCTGTACGTTGACCCTGAGATCGGCACCGACGACTGGGAAAGCGGCATTGCCAGTGAAGCCGCCGTCCCGCCGCTGACGAACCAGCAGATCACCGCTGGCTACAGCAAGAGCGCCCCTTTTAAGACGCTGCAACGTGCGCTGATCGAGGCTGCTCGTCTGTCCATTGTCTCCGGCAGCAGCAACGATCTGTACGACCGCGTGGTGATCCGCGTGTCGCCCGGTGAGCACATCATCGACAACGCCCCTGCTGGATCCGAAAACGTTAGCTCTTGGGGTGCATCGTTCTCGCCCACTGCTGAAAACCTCCGTGCGTTCAACGGCAGCGGCATCGGCGTCATCCTTCCCCGTGGCGTCAGCATCGTTGGCGAGGATCTGCGCAAATCCGTCATCCGTCCGAGCACGGTCCCAGCCGCCAACCTCAACCCATCCACTGCTCGTGGCGCCATCTTCAAGGCCACTGGTGGTTCGTTCTTCTTCAACTTCACCTTCAAGGATGCGATCGGTGTCACCACATCGCACCATCTGCTGTCCGCTTTTGAGTTCTGCGCCGAAGCAGAACTGAGCGCTTTCTACGCCAAGGTGGCGACGGCGTTTGATCTCAACCCTGCCGACGTCGAACTCATCAATCCCGGCGAAACGCAGATCACTACCGTTTACCCCGATGGGACTGCTATTCCCGCTGTTGACTCCACACGCGGCAGTTCGCCGTATGTGTTCAACTGCTCGTTGCGTTCCGATTATGGAATGTGCGGCATGTTCCTTGATGGTGACAAGGTAACAGGCTTCAAAAGCATGGTGGTGGCGCAGTTCACCAACGTGTCTTTGCAAAAGGACATGAACGCATGGGAGATCTATGGAAGTGGAAGCTGGAGCGTCCCTGCCAGCTACGCCGCCTACATTGCTTCGGATATCAACAACGTCCGTTATCGCATTGCCGGTAACATCAATCACGAAACTGGCTGCTACGACGTTGATTATCGCAGCTTCGGATTTAAGTGCATCAACAATTCGATTCTGCAGGAAGTTAGCTGCTTTGTGATTGGTGATGCCGTTCACCACTGGACCGCAAGCGGTGGCGAATGCACCATCACCAACAGCAACTCAAACTTTGGCCTGACCGCATTGCTGTCATCCGGCTTCCGTGGCATCGGCACTGCCAGCGGCGCCTTCAATCAAGATCAGAACTTCCTTGTGAAAGCTGTGCGTCGCGCCACTAAGGTGCGTACGGATGGCAGCAACATTCGTCAGATCACCATTGGCACCGTCGCCAGCTACGACAGCGGCACTGGTGTGATCACACTTGATACGGCCTTTGATCCCAGCGTTACCTTTGGCCGCTACGGTTACACGCTTAAAGAAGATGACTACATCTGGATCGAAAACCGCAGCCGCGATACTGGTCCCGGTTTCGTGCCAGGTGACAAGAATGCCTCTTCCGCTATTGACGTAAGGGCGAAGCTAGCTGCGACGCCATGGGACGAAGGAACGCCAACGCTTGTCAACGTCAACCCCAGCGGTGATCTTGCGATCAATAACATCACCACAATGGACCCGGCGGTGCTTGTCGGCAATCGCGTCTACATCCGTCGATTGGTTGACACTCGCACTCCATCAGAACGCAAGTATTCGATCATCACCGAAAACAGCAACCCTGCCGCAACGCGACGCCCTGTTGGTAATTTCGTTGCTCGCCTTGGTGGTCGTGGCAGCACTGCAACACAACTTGACCCAACCAATGGCGCCGGTCAAGTGTTCCTGGTAAGTGAATCCTCGGTAGACAACACTGGCGGTAGCGTTTCGTCCAGTCGTTTCAATGTTGTATTACGACCCGGCGATTCTGCCACAAGCTTCACGCCTGGCGAATACTACCGCGTTGGTACGCCTGCATTGAGTTCCAACCGCATCTATCGCTCCAAGCGTAACGATGCGTTTGATTCGTTCTCGACTGACGAATGGGAACCGACGCTGCCGATGCTTACCAATGAGCGCGGCATCGAAGCGCTTCGTATCGCTATTGCGCCTGAGGTGCTGATTGACAAAGATCTTTCCAACGATCCAAATAGCACTGATCTTGGCATCGATCAAACCACTGATGCCGATATTCTTCAGCAGGTAAGAAGCGCGACAGATTATCGCGGCATTGCGGATTTCATGCTTGCCGTGGGGTACAGCGCAAATGACGTCAATTCAGTGCTGGCCTTACAAGACACCGCTGCACCACGCGACTGGGATCCATCAGCACTGAGTAGCCCTGCGCCAAGCGGCAAGCTAAGCGCTCGCGGTTACTGGCCGATGGAGTTCAACCGCCCGAGCCTGATCCGCGCTTTCGGTCAAGCCTATGAGTGGGCCGGTCAAGGCAACTATTCCAAAGCAATGCCGAAGTATCAAGTTACGGCATTGAGCGATCAGCACAAGGTTGATTACTTTGCCGTTAATCACATGGGCGGCAGGGTTTACAACACTGGTTTCAATGAGGACGGCCTGATTGTTCAAGGCGATACGATCAACGATCTCGGCACCAACACTGTTGTCACCACCGAAACCGCTGGCCTTGGTGCGCTTGGCGGTGACCCAGACTTCCCGGTGGTGCCAACCAGCTTCGACACACTGACGGTCACTGATGAATTCAACGCGCTTCAAGAAGCGACGTTCAATAACATCACGATCAATGGCACGGTCGATGGTGCGCCCACATTTGCGCCAAATGTGCTGCCAGTCGCTAGCGCTACAGCGCAAGGGATCATTGAGCTTGCTACGGCTGCAGAAGCAGCAGCGCTGGAAGACATCAACAAGGCAATCACGCCTGCCACGCTGGGTGATTTGCGTGGTGCTGCTGATGGCTTTGCCTCGCTGGATAGCGCTGGCAAAGTGCCGACCAGTGAGCTGCCCGCTATCCCCACCGCGAATCTGCCTGTTGCATCTGAAACGCAGGAAGGCATTATCGAGATTGCCACCGATGCCGAGGCTGCTGCCTACAGCGACACTACCCGAGTACTGGTGCCGAGCAACCTTGCTGCATTACGTGCTGCAGCCAATGGCCTTGCAACACTGGACGGGAGTGCGCTGCTTCCTACGGCGCAGTTGCCAGTGATCCCGCTGGCAAATATTCCAACGCTAACCAACGCCAAGCTGCCTGTACTGGAACTGGCAAAGCTGCCGACCATCCCGGCAAACAAGCTGCTGACCACGCCTGTTGCTTGGGTCAGCGGTAATACCAACTTTGACCTAAGTGCTAATTTCACCTTTACTCACACCGGATCTGCCACCAGCCTTGCACTTGGCACGCCTGCCACCACGGGCTACGTTGGTACGTCGGGCTTCATCTATGTGACCAATGCAACCGGCGTTGCATTAGTTGGCATTGACGACGCATACTGGAAAGGTGCAGTGAATACTTGGGTTAACCCAACCAACAACACCACAGGGCTCACTGGTAATCTGCTGATTGGTTATTACATCGCCGCTGCAAATACAGTGGTTTATACCGCATCAATGGTGAACTGACATGGCAGGTAATTCCGTACCAATTTTCTTCGGCGCCAAGGCGCAGACGCGCCGCCCTGCTGCGGTGGACGTGACGATTACGTATGACCATTCGGTGTCAAACGGCAGTTTTATCGCCGCTTTCCGCGACATTAACAACATCAAAGAATTGGAGGCAGAGCTTGCTGTAGAAAGCATTGGTGTTGGCGCAGATGAGAATCGCTATTCAATCACATCGTTTGAGTTTTTGATGCATACGTTGCTTGACAATGAGGCGCGTGTCTGGATTGACGCTTCTGAACTAGATGAACCAGGTCTGGAATGGCAGGATTCTCGTAACATAGCTTTTAACGGCACTAGCGACGAAGATGAAACTGGCGCTATTTATAACATCATGACCGGCAATCGCTCATTGCCGACATTGGTTGCAGATCCTGCAACGGAATGGCCGCGCACCACTGATTCATGGACAAGAGGAGCGCGGACTGGCCCTGTTATTGACGGCTCTTATCGCACGGGGTCCGGGCGAAACATCCGTGGAATCATCATCAGCGAATCTACGGAAGAGGTAGGTGCTGACATCGCAATTTTTGGCACCTACGGCATCGCAAACGGTGCTCCTGGTGTTGACTACAACTTGGACAATCAAGGACGAAGCACTAGCGGTGGCAACAACACAAAACTGAGTGAACTTTCAGATGCAATTGACGATCCCGCTTTCAATCAGATTCTTGTGTTTATTGATCGCCAGGCAGACGGCATTGGTTGCACACTCAAAGACGAACACGTTGCCGCTGGCTTGATTCCAGATTCTACATACAGCCCAGCCGGTGTCGTCTTTCCGTCTCAAACACTTTGCACACTTATTTACGCTCCAAACGGCGACATAACAAGCAAAGAAACAACTTACTTTGTTGGCGGCGTGCCTGTCGAGACCTTGACGGGTATGACACCAGACGTGCCTGGCACAATAAGGGCAACAAACACCTATTACTACGCGAAAAAATCAAACGGCGCTGTTCTTGGGCTTCGAGCAACATCAGGCAACTTCCCTGTCACCTTCTGGGCGTTGGGACGTGTGCTCGGTAAATATCTATATGACACATCCTTCTAGAATGAGAACACCGGCCCATGACCGGCTTCCATCGGCTCGATAGCCATGTCCCTGCAGATTGAACTCAAGAAAAGCGCTGTCTCGCAAAAGCAGCCTTTTCCCAGTGACCTTGCCCTCGGTGAGATCGCGCTGAACTACAACGCCGACGGTCCGTTCCTGACCTGTAAGGACACGGAAGGCAACATCCGCAAAGTTACCGGTGTGTGGGTGGGAGCAAGTGCTCCAAGCCCCCCGACAGCTGGTGATCCTTGGCTTGACACATCAAGCACACCGATCTTCAAGGTGTATGACGGCACCTCATGGAAAGCTGCCGCAACAGTTTCCGTTGCAACGACCAGCGCTTACGGCACCGTTCGCTTAGCAACGAGCGCGGACATCACCAACGGCACCGCTGGGAAGGTCGTCGATGCAGCGCAGCTAGCAAGCCGCGTCACATCGGACATCACAGATGCCCTTGCCGGTGATCCTTTTGTCGTCCCAAACCTAAGCGTCACAGGCAACGCAACCGTCACTGGAAACCTGACGGTCAACGGAATGCAAACGATCATCAATACGCAAACGCTTGATGTTGAAGATCGAAATATCGTCCTAGGTAACGTCGGCAGCCCAACTGATACCACTGCCAACACTGGCGGCATCACGCTAAAAGGCGCTACGGACAAAACCTTCTCCTGGCTCGATGCAACTGATAGCTGGACCAGTAGCGAGAACATTGATCTCGCCAGCGGCAAAAGCTACCGCATCAATGGCACCGAAGTCTTAAGCAGCACCGCTCTCGGGAGTGGCATCACCGGCTCCAGTCTCACCACCCTTGGCACGATCACAACCGGCACCTGGGAAGGCAGTGCGATCGTTGACACCTACCTCGCCACCATCAGCACTGCAGGCAAGGTCAGCAACAGCGCCACCACTGCCACTGATGCCAACACCGCAAGCGCGATCGTTGCCCGTGATGGCTCCGGCAATTTCAGCGCAGGTACGATCACGGCAGCTCTATCCGGCAATGCTTCCACTGCCACAGCACTCAGCAGCACCCGCACCTTTGCGCTCACTGGTGATGTCACAGGTACCGTCAATAGCGACTTGACCAGTGGTGCCAGCATCACTGCATCTATTGGTTCTGGCGTGATCGTCGATGCTGATGTGAACGCTGGCGCCGACATTGCGTTCAGCAAGCTCGCCAACGTGAGCGCCACCGACAAATTGCTGGGGCGTAGCACTGCTGGCGCTGGTCCGATCGAGGAAATTGCCTGCACGGCTGCAGGTCGCGCTTTGCTTGATGATGCAGACGCTGCAACTCAACGCGCAACGCTCGGTTTAGTTATCGGCACGGATGTCCAGGCGTATGACGCTGACACCGCCAAGCTCGACACAGCGCAATCGTTTACCGCGTTGCAAACATTTGACAGCGGCATTGCTAACGACGGCCCCTACACCGAGGACGTAACTGCAGTTGCTGCGCTTGATGTTGACTGCTCGCTTGGCAACTACTTCACAAAAACCATTGCCGCTAACAGTACATTTACTTTCAGTAACGCACCGGCGTCAGGTCGCGCCTATGCTTTCACTCTGGAGATAACGCACACCAGCGGGACAATCACTTGGCCAGCATCGGTAAAATGGCCATCTGACACGGCGCCTACACTGACCACCGGTAAAACGCACCTATTCATGTTTGTCACTAAAGACGGCGGAACGCGCTGGCGTGGTGCTGCACTTGTTGATTACGTGGATTGAGTTATGAGAAGCATTGCACACAGTTTGATAATGGCTGCTGCTGGGCAAATCGCTGAGCCCGGTCAAGTGGAGTTCACGACTGCAGGAAGTCATAGTTGGACTGTTCCATTTGGCGTGACCAGTATTTGTGCCGTTTGCGTTGGTGGTGGCGGTGGCGGCGCAGGCAATGACGGTGTTTTTGATCTCGGCGGTGGCGGCGGTGGCTTGTCCTACCAAAACAACATTGCCGTGTCTCCAGGGCAAACGGTAGCAATTAACGTCGGATCTGGCGGTGCAGGTGGCAGCTCCTCTGCTGGTACAGCGGGAGGCAACTCCACTGTCACCTACGCCAGTTCAATAGTTTTGCAAGCCAATGGCGGTGGTGCTGGTACGGGCGAATCTTCCGGTACTTTTGCGAATGGAGGCGATGGCGGCGTCACGCTCGGCTATGACGGCGGTGGTGATGGTGGTGGTGCAGGCACTGCGTCGTCGAACAGCCAGGGCGGCGGAGGTGGTGGCGCAGGCGGATATTCCGGCAATGGTGGCGATGGCGGCACAGCTAGCACTGACCCTACAGCGGGCGCAGGCGGAGGTGGTGGTGGCGGAGACAAAGGTGCTACTGCCGGAGGCGGCGGTGGAGGCGTTGGCATCCTCGGCGAAGGATCCAATGGCGCAGCGGCTACTGGTGATGCTGGTGCAGGCGGTGGCGGTGGTTCTGGCGGTGCTGACGGTAGCGACTCTGGCAATGTCAACGGCGCAGGCACTGGCGGCCTTTATGGCGGTGGCGGCGGCGGTGCTGATAATACTGGATCTGATGGTGCTGATGGAGCAGTCCGCATCATCTGGGGCGTAGGTCGCGCCTTCCCATCCACAAATACTGTTGACGCATGACCCCGAGCAAAGCGCCTGTGATGCCTTGGAGCTAAACTGAACCAGGAGGCACCAGAGGCACCTGTGATTGAAATCTACGCAGCGGTCTTAGGTGCCTCCATCGGCATTGCTGGCATGTCCGTATCAGGATTCTCCCGGCGCAACACAGAATCCCGTGAAGCCGTGATCAGGTTGACGGCAGCAGTCGAGAGCATCGCTGGCAAGCTCGAAGATTTGGCCCTAGACATGAAAGCAGACCGCAAGGAGATCTACACAAAGCTCAACGAACACGGCAACCGCATCACATTGCTTGAAAGCAAAGGGCGCTAAAGTTGAGGCATGAGCTATTTACTCTCATGCACCTCGAAGCAATCCTCGCCTCCCCGATCACTTGGATCGTGATCGCCGCCGCATCTGAGATCATCGCCCTGTCGCCGCTGCGTGACAACAGCGTCATCCAGCTGGTGTTCCATGCGCTGCGTTCGATCAAGCCGGGAAAGCGCTGATCCCTGCTGACGGCCGCTGGCTGTGGCGGTTCGACACGCGTTCACCGTTGCAGGGTCTGCAGCGTGCGATCGACCGCCGCAAGTTTGAGGCGACGTTGAAGCCACGGCTCGACGCTGAGATCGAGGACTGGCATCGCAGTCAGCCGCCTACAGTGCCGCCGCCAGTTCAGATTGACGACCTACACATCCGCGCTCCTTGGTATGACACCGATCCGACTGATTGATCTGTTCCGGTACTACAAGCGCCTGGGGCACCAAGACGCGGCGATCGAAGAGCTGGAGGCGGCCATCCATGAGGCAGCGCCTGTACTGCTTACGCGTGATCAAGACTGGTACTCAACGTGGTCAGCAGCGGTTGAGGCGCCTGCCAGTTACGACAACGACTGGAACGGCATCATGGGTGCCGCTGCAGTTGCTGGCGCTAAGTTCCCCGAGGTCGTTGCAGCGCAGTGGGCGCTTGAGTCAGGTTGGGGCAAGCACGTCTCAGGCCAACACAATTACTTCGGGCTCAAAGGTGGCGGCACATCCACCAAAACACGTGAGTTCTTGGATGGGCAATGGGTCACCATCACCGACAGCTTCATCGATTTCCCGTCGCTGTCTGCCTGCGTCGAGTACCTCGTCTCACGCTGGTACAAGGACTACCGACAGCACAAAGGCGTAAACCGTGCTGATGATCGCAACGAATGCGCCAAGCTGCTCGTGCGCGAGGGGTACGCGACCGATCCAAAATACGCCGAGAAGCTGATTGGCATCATGGATTCGCAGCTTGGCAAGCCCGGTGAGCGCATCCTTGACGTGCCTTATGAGTATCAACTCGACAACATGAGCGGCACTGGTTACCGCGAGTGTTTCAGCAGCTCCTGTGCAATGATCGCTCGGTATCACGGTCAGGTTGACTCAGATGACGAGTACAACACTATCCGAGCACGGTTTGGTGACACCACTGACGCGCAGGCTCAGGTGAAAGCGCTCCGGTCGCTGGGCTTCGATGCACGGTTCCGCACCGATTGCTCAGCAGCAACACTCGAAGCCGAAATCAACGCCGGGCGCCCCGTTGCTGTTGGCTGGTTGCATCAAGGCCGCGTCACCGCGCCTACCGGTGGTGGGCATTGGACTTGCGTGATCGGCTACACCGAAGACACAATCGTGCATCATGACCCAAACGGCGAAGCTGATATGAAGAACGGCGGCTATATCAGCAACCACATCTCTCGCGGTGTTCGCGTTGAATACAGCCGCAAGAATTGGCTGCGACGTTGGGAGATCGATGGACCTCGGACCGGTTGGGCTATTCTGGTGAAGCCTGAATTTTGAATTGTGATCATCAGCGATTGGCAGATCCGGCAGTATTGCGAGCAAGATGCAATGGTCGAACCATTCGACCTTGCGCTCATCAACCCGGCCAGTATTGATGTAAGACTCGGCAATCATTTGATGATCGAAGTTGCCGATCAACGTGAGCTGGTAGAGGTTGACATCAGCAAACGCACAGCAGAGCATCCATATTGGTTGCTGCCGAATGAATTTTGTTTAGCCGAAACAATCGAAACATTCAACCTGCCGCGATTCATCGCCGCGCAGTTTGTGCTGAAATCAAGCCGCGCACGTGAAGGTTATGAGCACATGCTTGCTGGATTCTGCGATCCAGGTTGGCATGGAAGCAAGCTCACGCTTGAACTCAAAAATGCACGCAGATTTCACGACCTACCGCTTTACCCTGGCCTAAAGATTGGCCAGATGGTGTTTCATAGAATGTGCGCATCACCACTGCACGACTACTCACAAACTGGCCGATACAACAAAGACGTTAAAGCCACGGCAAGCAAGGGTTAACACAAGGCTCCAGCGGCTACGGTGAGTGTGTCAGCTCGCACACATTCAGGTGGCTGAAGAATTGAGGCAATGCCGGCGAAGTTCCCTCTGCAGGGAATCTTTGCCGATGAGTCAGCTCACGCTAGTAAACGGCAGTTGGATGTGTGATCCAAACAAATGCCCAAGACGGGTGCCACAGCAAGAGGAATCGACGTATCGCGTCGAGAAACGCTATCTGAATATCGCAAAGATCATGTTTCTGAGTTCTGGCGCTAACGGTCAAGATCCCGATGATTTTGCGGAAAACTTTGCAGCCAGACTCGAAGAATTAACTGAAGAAATAATCGACTTTGACATCGAAGTCTATCCATTAGAGGGTGGGTTTATTGGTCATGCGATTGAAGGCTCCGAGCTAGTACCCAAGAAGACAAGCAAAAACAGATTCCGCAAGCACATATTCGAGGAATGGGACCACCGCTGCGCATACTGCGACAAGCCGGCAGATACACTCGATCATGTCATTCCAAAATCAAAGGGCGGCATGACAATAAAGTCGAATTTGATTGCGGCTTGTCGGATTTGCAACGGGTCAAAATCAGACAAGCACTACAAAGAATGGTACAGAAATCAACCATTCTGGGATCAGGCTCGTGCAGATGCTATTGAATACTGGCTTGAAAACGGCACTCTCGATCAATAATACTGCGCATAAACTTGCGCCTGCCATAGATCCGATGAATACCGGCAGATCGCCCCACCCCTGGAGCACGTCCGGTAGTACGGCTCTCCAGTGCGCTTGTCGTACAGCGTTTCGATGTACGCGCCATTGTCGCACTCGATTACTTCAGTCTGCCCAGAATGCTGAGCATTGGTTTGCGAATCGTCCGCCACTCCGTCGTCCCTCTGGAAATCCAAGCCCACAACTCGATGTTACTGGCTGCCAGTGGATACACTGCCAGCAATAGGGTTTAGGGTTCGTCACAGCTCGCGCATCTGCGTATAATTGCTCAGCTTCCAAAATTGCAGCATCAGGAGCAGTCGCAGCAAGCTTCAGCTCCACTGTTTCCTTGCGGGTTTTGATTGTCGCGAACCACGTAGCATCGCGATCGAAGATCACAAGACGACCTGCGTGGAAACGGTAGCTTGCCATGTCTGAATGCTACCAGTGATTTACGAAGCCGCCTTGGCCGGATCGTGATGAAATCGACTGTTTAATCCTGGCAGCAGAATGCTCCGCATCGGATCTGGTGCGCTCAGGCTCGCCCCAGTACACAGTCCTGCCATCAAAATACCAAGGCTTAAAATAAGCAGTGATGCCGTAGGTCATCAACTGCGCTCCGGTGTTGCCGGGTTGCATTGTCATATAGCAGTTGCACGAATCATAACCGATACAAGCTGCAGAAATTAGCAGCTCGCGGACCCTCTTCTATTGGGTCGGGAAATTCAAACAAGCAAGCGTTGTCTTTCCAGTTTTTGCACTTGAAGCACGATCGCCCAAGCCTGCGTTGAATCTCGGGATGCACATTTTTGTACACTTTGCCTGTTTTGATCTGGCCGATACTGGCACGTGACACTCCAAATCTCTGCGCGAGCTTGGCATCACTTTCCCCGCTGAGCAGTATTTCTGCAATTTGGTCATCGCTGAATCTGCCGACAAATTTATTGCTCATGCTGCGTGACCGTTCAGGGTTGATTGCGTTAGTTTAGGCAAATCGTCAATTGCGCATAGACGCATTTGCTCATGCTCGGACGGCTGCCGCGAGCCGTCCCATTGCACCAGAATGATTTTTCGCCGCGATCCCCTGGAGTTGACTCGAATGGTCGTAGCGGTCACCGTGCCATAACGCTGCTTGCTATGACGATTGAATGCAGCTTGACCTTGCTTTGTTGACGCAATGTTTAGCTTGACCCTCGGCCGTTCTGCAACACGATCGCCTGGTTGAAATTTGAAGTCGGTCATGGTTGCGGTGTAGGCAGGGCGTAGTGGGGAAGCGACCAGCGGAGGCGACAGTCGCTCGGCTTGCATAAGCGCCAGCTAGGGACAAACCCGTTGCCTCCACCATCTCCCATCCAACACTGCCCCTTAGCATCACACCATCCTTCGCGCTCCCAGAGCATCTCGCTTGCCGGCACCGGCCCGACAGCAGTGCGGCCCCAGCGGGCGCGATCAGCGGCAATGACAGCGCGGGCTTTGCGGGCCTCCATCTCCCAATCGTATTCAACGGCGCTCAGGGCCTCAGCCTCTGGGTGGATGGGCGGGAATGATGCAACTGCTTGGCTCAGAATAGCCAGCAGCTCCTCATCCGTCGGCCCCTCCGGCTCGGGCTGAGCAAGGTAGGCGCGGGCTTCGACTACATCTGGATGCGCAACTCGCTCACCAGTGCTGTGAATTGTGTAGCCAGTTTCAGCATCCAGCTCCCTGGCCAGTCGTTGGATCAGGTCGCGTGTGGTGTCAGTCATAAGAATTGCCATCCTTGAATGCTTGAACTGCCTCGTGAATAAGATCGGGCGTATTTTTCTTGATGCCCCATGCCGCCGCTGCAATCGAGGCAACAAGAGGCGCCACAAAAATCACAAAAGCCCGTCTGATGTGAACATTGCGGAAGATGCGTCGGTAAGGGCAGGGTTGTTTAGTCATGGTGTCTCCGTGATGGTGGTGGTGCCGCGCAGCTCGGCGGCGATGGCGAGGAGTTTGGATCGGATCTTGAGCTGACGGTTGAACTCTTCGGGGGTAGAGTCATCTGGAATCTGGTAAGCCACCTCATCCGCAACAGCCTCCAGGGCGGCAGCGAGACACGGTTCAATCCAGTCATTATCAACCGGAACCAGCGACAGCGGCTGGCGTTCTATGAACGCGGATAGGGCCTTCTGTGCGGGTGATTGGTCAGTCATCAGGAAGCGCCTCCAGTGCGCGGCGGATGTTACTCACTCGCCGCTTTAAATCGCCGTGAATCACATAAGCACTGAGTTGATCAACGGCATGACCATCAATTTGCTCCAAGTCTTCAAGCGCCTGCTCCTTCAGGCTCGGCGGCTTCGGGCGGCGGGCGGAGCGAAGATGGTGGGCACCGACAGATGGGCAGTTGTAATCCAACCACTTACAGCACGCCTCAAGCTCCTGATCTGCGCTCCATTGGGCGACTTCTAAAAGGATCGAAGGTACATCGGCGCCCATAGTCTCGATACGTGCTTGCCACTCATCCATTTTCCACTGCGGTGGGGTGATGGGGTGTTGTTGGTCAGTCATGAGAGTGAAGGGTGTGGGATTTTGTCGTCGGTGTACGGCCAGTCTTGGGTTTCAAGAGTGCGCCATTCGCCGCCGTGTGAAGTATCTGCCCAGGTGTAATAGCCCTGCAGTGCGGGAACTTTGTTGCCATTGCCATCTGGCTTCATGACGAGGCGATAAGCAACAGGTAGTGATGGCCCGTAGATGGGTTGGCTGGTCACTTCGACCTCCTGCGACAATGCGGGCTGGGAGTGCCGTTGCCGTTGCCGTCGCCGTAGCCGTAGCCGTAGCCGTCGCCGTAGCCGTTGCCGTCGCCGTCGCCGTTGCCGTCGCCGTTGCCGTCGCCGTCGCCGTAGCCGTCGCCGTCGCCGTAGCCGTTGCCGTCGCCGTAGCCGCAGCCGCAGCGGTTGCCGT